CCGATCGCGTGTTGTTGTCGCCGGAAGCGGTGAAACAGGCTCAACAGCAGGCGGCGCAATCTGCTCAAGGCCCGGCACAAGCCAAGCAAGCCGACATGCAGCAGCGCGCGCAACAGCAACAACAAGAGATGCAGGCGCGGATGGCGGAATCGCAAGTCGAGGCGCAGGCGCAAGAACAGCAGAATGAACTGCATGCGCGGGAAGCGATGCTTGAAAGTCAGGATCGGTCGGCTGATCGGGCAAGTCGTGAGAAGGTTGCCCAAATTCGCGAGGATACCGAGAAGCTCAAGCTTGCCGGGAATATCGCGATACATACGGACAAGGCCGGGCTTGGAAGCCCTAATTTACCTCAAGGACAATAGTTATGGCACACAAGTATGCGGAAGAGATTGAGGCCAGCAAAGCCGCGCGGTTGAAGAAGCATGGTGGCGGCGTTGACGGCGAGCGGGCAAAAGGCGGGCGGTTGGACCGCAAGCACCGCGCCATGGGCGGCAATGTGACGGCGGATCAGGAAGACAAGCGCGCCAAAGCGATGAAGGTTGAGGAGCCGTCGCATTTGAAGCGCGGCGGCAAGGCGTCCACGACGCACAAGCCGAGCGTAAACATCACGATTGCGATGCCGCATTCAGCGGGTAAGAGCAAGGCCGGGATGAGCGGCGGAATGCCGGCGATGCCTCCCGATGCAGGCGCGGCACCGGACCCGTCTGCAATGGCGAGTGGTTTGGGTTCGCCGCCGCCGCTTGATCCGTCAGCAATGCCGCCGGCCGGTCCGCCGCCGGGGGCCAAGCGCGGTGGCGTGATTCATATGCACGCGGGCATGGGTAGCGGTGCGGGGCGTTTGGAGATGGCGAAGGGCATGGAAAAGCGCGGGCGTGAGTAGTGGTTACTTACGCCGACAAGAGTTTGCGCGCGGTTTTAAGTGAGAAGCTGCAAAAAACGATGAATGACGAATTGGCCGCGTTGTCGAGTGGCGCGGCCAAGGACTGGGCTGATTATCGCGAGCGCGTAGGGCGCATCCGGGGTCTGCAAATGGCTGTTGAGGCCATGCAGGACGCTGCGGCGGCGCTATAACACAAGGGGACTAACATGACGGTTACAAAGATGGCGACGCACACGGCTGGTGTAATGAACTGGGACAAGACGGCGCAAGAGGCTCGCGACCGCATTGGCCAATGGTTGATTGATCAGGTTGACGTGAAATTCAACGGCATTCTGGTGGTTATGTGGCAGCGCCCGAAGGCCAAAGACTTGGGCAACGGCATGAAGCTTTATATGCCCGACAAGGTTTTGGAGGAAGATATTTACCAGGGCAATAGCGGTATGGTTCTCAAGATGGGCCGCACCGCTTATTTGTCCGATGAAACCGTGACGTATGATGATGCGGATCGGGTTGCGGTTGGAGATTGGGTTTTGCTGCGGCGCGGCGAGGGCATGTCGCTGAAATTGAATGGCGAGCCGTGCATTTTGTTGTCTGGCGAGCGTGGCATTAAGGCCAAGCTTCCGACGCCTGATGTGGTGTATTGATCGTGAGCGAGCACCAAAATGTGCAGGTTGAAGACGACGTTCCCGTCGCCCAGCCTGACGATCCGCAAGTTTTAGCGGACCAATACCGAACGCAGCTTGAGGCTGAGCGGTCTGCGCGAATGGCGGAAACGCAGCGCCGGCAACAGGCCGAAGCGAAGGTTGAAACCTTTGGCCAGGAAGCGGATGCGGCCAATGCAAATGCGGTAACGGTCGGAACAACGGCGCTTGAACAGCGCGTTGTTCAGATGAAGCGCGAATATGCCACTGCTTTGCGTGAGGGCGAATACGAAAAGGCGACGGACCTTCAATACGAAATGACTGTTGTGGCGCAGGATTTGTCTGCGTTGCGGCGGGAGCAAACGTCGATTGAAACAAAGCGTCAACAGCAGTTGCAGCCCAAGCCGGAGCCGGCGCGCAACACTGAATGGCAGCCGTTGAACAACGCGCAAGCCGAATCTCACATGGCTAATTCCACGCCGCAAACTGCTGCATGGCTGCGTCGGCACCCGGAATATTACACTGATCGGGGCTTTCAGGCGCAAGTATCGGCGGCGCATTCGTTGGCGGTGGCCAAGGGGCACAAGCCTGATACGTCCGATTATTTCAGATTTGTGGAGGATAGCGTGGGCGTGTCACCGAAGGAAACTGCGCCGACCTCGCGCCAACCGGCACCTGTGCAAGCTGGGTCTGTGCGCCGCGTAGACGATTACGGAAGCCGCGCGCCGTCGGCGGATAATATGCCGGCAGAAGCTAGGCGGTTTGCGGAGGCAATTGGTGCTGATCCTATTTCTTATTGGAAAGAGCATCAAAGTTTAGTCCGCGCGGGCACGATTAAAAATCAGTTTGGGGGTTAAGATGGCACAACCACGTATGGCGGCACCGATGGGTGCGCCGCGGCATTTGAGTGACGAAGAACTGTTGGCGAAATATGATGTTGTTGAAATGTCGGAATACGACATTCCGCAGCACATGATCCCCGACGGCATGGTTTACGAATGGAAACGGGAAGAAGTCTACGGCAAGGCTGAGCATGGTTACATCGCGGACTTGCGGTCTAAGGGCTGGCAGGTTGTTCCGGCTGATCGGCATGACGGTGTTTTCATGGCCCCTGGGCAGCCGGAAGGCACGCCGATTAATCGCAAGGGGTTGATTCTGATGGAGATTACGAAACACTCCTATGATGAACGCCAGCGCGTTGCGGGCATCCGGGCCAAGATGCAGGTTCGGGATAAGGAAGTATCTTTGGGCAAAGCGCCCTCTGGCACTGGCCCGCGCGATCATCCCAAAGTGCGGCCAATGGTTCGCAAGGGATATGAGGCCGTAGCGGTCGAAGAATAACTATTGCGCTAACGCTTGGCGTGTGCTAGGCGTTAGCGTAAGATTGTTGCTAGGCCTCGGCGGGTTCGAGGTTTTTATATTCGAACACTCTAGTATGCGGGCATATTGGAGCCACCTCGCCAGCGGCGTGGGTTTGTTCATCCAGGAAACCATTGCGGCGATGCCGTGGTGCTCTTTTCTCGAATGAGAGACCTTTTGCTATGGCGAATACCCAAGCACCAAACGGCTTTCAGGATTGGGGTGCAGGCTACGGCACCGCTCCAAACTTTGAAACCACGCGCCGGCTGATTGCTCGAACAGATGCTGTGAGCCTTTTCAACGGCGATCCGGTTGTTTCTCTCAGCACCGGCTACATTACTCGCGCGACTGCTGGCGCAGTTCAGATTGCCGGCATTTTTCGTGGGTGCAAATACCTTTCGATTTCGTCCAAGCGCGTTGTCTGGAAACCTTATTGGCCCGGCACCACCACGGATGTATCTGCGGACATCGAGGCGTATATCGTCGCGGACCCGAACGCCAAGTTTATTGTTCAGGCGGGCGGTTCCACCACTCCGATTACGCTGGCGAACGTCAACAACAACGCTAACTTCACGATCGGCACCGGCAACACGTCGAACGGGATTTCTGGCGCTGCGCTGGATCAGACGACGATTGCCACCACGGCGACGCTGCCGTTTCGGATTGTCGGGCTGGGGTCTGATTATCTCCTGCCTGGCGTCAATGGCGCGGACATCACCACGGGCTACAACACCGTGATTGTGGCGTTCAACTTCCAAGACTTCAAATCTACTACCGGCATTTAAGGGGTCCTGAACAATGGCAATCACTGTTTCCGCCCTTTATGACCTGACGCTGCCGGGTCTCCGAGGGATTGAGGGCAAATACAAGATGATCCCGAAGCAATTCGGGAAGGTCTTTGAATCTGGCGTTTCCAAGATGGGCGTTGAACGCACCGTCGAGGCGCGGTTTGTTGGTTTGCCCAACCTCAAATTTGAGGGCACTTCGACCGCCATGGATAACGGCGGCGGCGAGCGTTTCGTTTACAACCATGAGCATTTTGAGGTTGGCCTTGGCTACGCGATCACTCGCAAAGCCATTGACGACAATCTTTATGAGGCTGAATTTCCGGCGTCCAATCTTGGATTGCAGGAATCGTTTCATCAGGCTCAGGAAATTTACGCTGCAAACGTGCTGAATACGGCGAACGTTTACAACGCGAACATTCAGGGCGACGGCGTTGCGCTTTGTTCCAACGCGCATCCCATTGACGGCAACGTGTGGGCTAACACGCCGGCATCGGTGCAGCTTGATCTGAACGAATCTTCGCTGCTGTCCGGTTTGACCGGCATCCGGCAGAACTTCAAGGATCAGGCCGGCCTCAAGGTGTTTGCGCGCGGTCGCCGCCTGATTGTCCCGCCGGCTCTTGAATGGGTTGCGGCGCGGTTGGTGCATACCGAATTGCGCCCTGGCACGTCCGACAACGACGTGAGCGCGCTGCGGGCCACTGGCGCGTTGCCCGAGGGTTACGAGGTCATGGACTTCCTGACCAGCCCGTATCCTTGGTTCATCCAGACCACAATCCCTGGCCTGATGTATCTTGAGCGCATTCCTTTTGAGATGAGCATGGAAGTTGACTTCACTTCCGACAATCTTCTCGTCAAGGGATATCAGCGGTATTACTTCGGTTACAAGAACCCCCGCTGCATTTGGGGCAGCTTCCCGACCTCGTAAGGAGCGCCCAAATGGCAACCACAGTCAACTCTGGGCCGATCATCATCTATGGTGGGATGAACTATAATCCCACCATCGGTTCGGCTTACAATGATTTTAACGTCGATGCCGGGCCGAGCGTTTCCTACCAGGGCGATGCTTTGTTCGATCCTCGCATGGCTTTTTCGGCGGATTACATTCAGGGCCGCGCGGGGGTTATTCCTTCCTTTGTGAACCTGCCGTATCTGCAATCAGTTGATCAAATCCCGGCGGCGTTTGCCATTGCCAATATCGCGGTGGCGGCGAACGTGGTTAGCGGCGTGGCGATGACGCTGGTGTCGGCACCAAGCGTTGGCGTCACGACTGGCGTTCCGATCATGCCTTACACAGGTTCATTGAACGGCGGTGTTCCGGTTGTTGCGGGCGTTGTTCTGGACTTTGGGTTTGCCTTTGCAAACTGCACGGCGGCCAGCAAGACGATTACGGTTGCGGACAGCACTCAGTTCTCTATCGGGATGCCTTTGGTGATTGCCAATGTCGGCAACGCTGGCGGCACTACGGCGCTTTTGACCTGGGTAACGGGAATCCTGACGGCCACTACGATCACGATCAATGATGCGCCGGCTGCCACCAATGCTTCGGTTCCGGTTGGGGCTGGGAACATTTGGACGCCTCGTGAAGGCCAGGACGCGCTTTATCCGACCGCGCATATGCCTTACATGGCTGCTGGCCCGGCGCTGATGCTGGACCCGACGCAGTCGATTGCGCGCGGGGTTTCCATCACGGGTTCGGCGGGTGCCACTGGCGGCAACGTCACGGTGGCTGGATGGGACATTTACTGGCAGCCGATGAACGAAGTTATTGCGGTGGGTGCGGGCGCTACCGTTACCTACGGCAAGAAGGCGTTCAAGGCGATCCGCACCGTCACATCGGCGTTTACCGATGCTCACAACTACTCGGTGGGCACCAGCGACGTGTTTGGGTTTCATCTGCGCTCTGACAAGTGGGAATACACCAACATCTTTTGGGCTGGCGCTTTTGCGTCAAGCTCAACGGGTTGGATTGCATTCAAAACGCCGGCGCTTGGCGACGTGCGCGGGACTGTGCAGACCAGCGCGACGGGCGGCGGCACAGGTATCGGCGCGACAGCTTCCAACGGCACTGTGGCGGCACTGGCGATGTCCGGGAACCGCCTGTCTATCTTCCAGTCGCTTCCGCTCGCAAATATCATTCGTGCAACCCCGCTTAACTCGGCTCCCATGGTGGGCGCTGCGCAGACTTGATCTTGAAAGGACTATGAACATGGCCAAAGAAGTCAAGCGCGCAGCCGGTGGCGCAACTGTTTATGCCGGTGCTGGTTCCCCGGTTCTCCGTGAAGCTGAAAAGCGCAAGCGCGGCGGACATGTGAAGGAAGAAGAAAAGGAAAGCGAGGCCGAACGCAAGCGCGAAGAAGAACGCAAGCGCGGTGGCCACGTTAAAAAGTCTCGTGAAAGCGTTGAGGGCGAGCGGGCAAAAGGCGGCCGCCTTGATCGTCCGAAACGCAAGAGCGGTGGCAGCGTTGGCGCTGATACTTCGCCTTTGACGGCTGCCAGCCGCTTGACGCCGGCAGAGGGCCAGAAGGACGATTACAAGAAACTCGACCGCGAGGACGACTAACCGCGCCGGGATCGTTGAGCAGGAAGGGGCAGCTACGGCTGCCTTTTCCATATAGAGGAAAGCACTGATGGCCAATTTAATCCGCAAACCGATCATTGCGACGGGACCGGGGGCGTGGGTTTCGTTGGATTACATGCAGTCTCCGTTCAATGCCACCATTGGCGTTGATCTGACTTCCGCTGTCGGCGCGACCTACGGGCTGCAATTCACTCTTAGCGATGTGAATGACACGACGATCACGCCGGATGTGCGATCGGATGTGAATTTGCCGGCGGGCACCGTGGTATCTGGGATTAGCGTCTATCAAAACCCGGTGACGTTTGTTCGGATTAACGTCGCGGCTTTGACCAGCGGGACAATTTACATGAACGTCGTGCAAGGCGTATCGGCGCGGTAATGGCGACAAGCGCCACATACGCTTTCAACCCGTCCCTAAGCAGCCTGACAGCGTTTGCTTTAGGCCGTTGCGGCATTCGGCGTTCATCCATCGAAGTGCAGCACATTACCGACGCGGCGATGGCGGCGAATTTGGTGCTGCAATCTTGGGGCAATGACCAGCCGAATTTGTGGGAAGTGGTGCTTACTTCGGTTGCCTTAACGGTTGGCCAGCAAGTGGTGGCGTGCCCGGCTGAAACGGTGTTGGTGACGGACGCTTATTTGACGCTGACTGCCAACGGGGTTTCGACCAACCGGATTATCTTGCAGATCGGACGTTCGGAGTTTGCGGCATACCCGACGCCACTGACACAAGCGCAACCGACGGTGTTTTGGTTCGATCGGGTTTTGCCGCCGACCATATCGCTTTACCCGACGCCTAACGCGGTTATGACGTTGAATTATTACCGGGTTCGTCAGATACAAGACGCGGCGTTTGCTAGTGGCACGGCGCTCGATCTGCCGGGGCGGTTTCTCATGGCGTTTGTCGATGGGTTGTCTGCCGAATTGGCGCTGATTTACGCGCCAGGCGTTGCGGGCGTTTTGGCTGCCAAAGCGGGCGCTTCCAAGATGGCGGCGGACATGCAAGACCGGGAGAATGTTTCCCTCTTTATCACGCCGGGGATTTCTGGGTATTATCGCTAATGTATGCTCAAGGCCGCGCTCGTGTTTCCTTTCGCAATCCGGCAGCTTTTGCCATTTGCGACCGTTGTGGGTTTCGCTATAACCATAACGCGCTGTCGTTTCAATATGACTGGCGTGGCGCGCAGATGCAGAATTTGCAGGTTTTGGTGTGCAAGCCATGCCTCGATGTTCCGCAGTCGCAGATGAAAGCTTACACGCCTAGCCCTGATCCTATTCCGATCCGCAATGCGCGTCCTGATCTGAACTCGAATGCGGTTCAGGTTTCGTCAACGCAGCGTGTATCTTTGACGGCAATTTTGGTGAGCAGCGGATGACCCAGCAAAATATTAACCTTGGTTCTTATCCAAATGATGCAAACGCCGATTCTCTTTGGGTTGCGTTTCCCAAGGTTCAAGCCAATTTTGTTGATTTATATAGCATCTCTCGAACCAATATTGCTTTTTTGGCGTGGGTAGCTTCTTTGCCAACTACGCTTCCGTTGTCGGCTGGAATTGTCTGGAATAACAGCGGCGTTCCAATGGTAAGTCAACCGTGAGCCTGACATGGACAACCCTGCAAAATACGGTAGCGGCAGCGTTAGTCCAAGCGCCTAGCCCTTACACGGCTTTGCCATCGGACTTTGTGACGCTGTTTCCGCAAGCCACCAGCTACGCGGAAGGCCGCATTTACGGCGACCTCGTGATGCTGGCGCAGCGGGTGCAGGACGTTAGCCAGTCTGTGACCTCGGGGGTTCGCACAATATCGTTGTCCAGTTTCGTCAATACGATGGTTGTGGTTGAGCGGGTGGCACTGACAGCGGCGGGAACGCAATGGCAATACGTCCTGGCGTCGCTTGATTTTGTGGACATGTTCTGGCCGGCCACTGCGGTTACGATGTCGCCCTCGGCGGCGGATCAAGTCGGGCGTTTTTGGGCTATGCGCGATGATCATACAATTGTTTTAGCGCCGACGCCGGATGCAACCTATGTGGCGCAAGTCACCGGCCTTGTGCAGCCTGCGTCGATCAGCGCCACTAATCCGACTACTTATCTGTCAATGGTTTATCCTGATCTTATGACGGCAGCGTGCATGGTTTGGTTGTCGGGGGCCTTGATGCGCAACTACGGTTCTCAATCTGATGAGCCGCAGATGGCGCAATCTTGGGAAAGCCAATACACGCATTTAGTGTCTAACGCGCAGGGTGAAGAACGCCGTCGTCGTGGCCTTACGCCGGATACGGAATCACCAACGCCAGAACCGGGAGCGTAGAAAATGGCGGATACTTTCACGACATCGCTGCGCTTGCA